AATCCCAATGCCTATCGGAACTTACAAGACTGAAGATGGTGTAAGCTTTAGAGTTGAAGAAGAAGGTGTAGTATCTGAAGTTATAGAATCTGAAACAGAAGAAGAAGTTGAAGCTAAAAAAGATGATGAAGAATACAGCGAAATGTCAGAAGCTGTTGATTTAAAGTTCCCTGAATCAGAAGCAGAAAAAGCTGATTGGGCAAAGTCTTATGAAGAAATGAAAGACAAAGTAGATAACTTGATGGATGCTATTGCTGATATTAAGTCAAGACTAGGAGAAGGGGATTCAGAAGATGTAGAAATGGCTGAAGAAACTCCTGAAGAAACTCCTGAAGTATCTGACAAACCTAAGACAATCAAAACAACTGAAGTAAAAGAATTTTCAGCAGAAGAAGAATTAGAAAATCTAAAAGCTGAGAATGAAAAACTTAAAACGGAATTAGCAGCTACTCCTGCTGACACTCCAATAAATACAAATAAATTTAGCTCAGAAAGAACACCTTTATCTAATAAAGAGTACAGAAAACTATCTAAGCAAGAAAGATTTTTATATAACTTAAACAAATAAATTAACTTAAAAAAAACAAAATTATGGCGTTTACTACAACATCAAACTTCGCAGGAAAAGCAGCAGGATTCTACATCTCGGCAGCACTTAAAGAAGCGACAAGTTTAGACTACTTAACTACGATAGAAAATATCAAATTTAAGAGTAACATTCAACGTATGGCAGGTTCAGGAGTAGTTGCAGATGCTACTTGCGACTTTACTGATGCAGGTACTTTAGCACTTACTGAAAAAGTATTAGAACCTAAAAACTTACAAATCAACTTAGATCTTTGCAAGAAAACATTACTAGATTCTTGGGAAGCTCTACAAATGAGAGCAGGAGCAGGAGCACCACCACCTGCATCTTTTGATGACTATGTTATCTCTTATATGGGAGAAATTATAGCACAAGCAACTGAAGAAAGTATTTGGGAAGGAACTGCTGTGGCAGGGAAATTTAACGGATTCTTAGGAGCTGTAACAGGATTATTATTACCTGGTGTTGATGCTACTGTAAATCAAGATGCAGCATCAGCAGCTTATGATACTGCGAATATTATTGCTAACCTTCAGGGATTGACAACTGATATGGCAACAAATATTTCAGCAGTATTAAGAAAAGAGGACTTACATATTTATATGTCACCTAAGACTTACGCTTTATATATCTCAGCAGTATCTACATTAGGATATGTTAATGCTTACAATATGAACGGAGATTATGAACCTGTGTTTGAAGGTTACAAAATCGCAGTTTGCCCAGGTATGGCTGACAATCAATTAGTAGCTGCTGAAAAATCTAATATGTATTTTGGCACTGACTTGCTTTCAGATGCAACTAGAATAACTTTGATGGATATGGCTCAATTAGATGGCTCAGACAATATGAGATTAGTAGCTAGATATTCAGCAGGTGTTCAAACAGGAGTAGGAGCTGATATCGTAAGACAATCGTAATAAACTAAATTAATAGATGCAGGGGTATAAAAGCTCCTGCTTCTTTAACCTTTAAAACATAAAAAAATATGGCTTGTACAAATTTAACTAAAGGTAGAGGATTAGATTGTAATAGAGTTTCAGGAGGCGTAAAATTTATTTACTTCTCAGTTTATGATGAAATTGATAGTTTTGCTTATGATGCTGTTGATAAATCAACGATAGATACAATAGATTTTGGCGGAAATACTATTTATAGATATAGTTTACCAAGAGGTTCATCTTCAATATCAGACACTATAACAGGTTCTGTTGAAAACGGTACTATTTTCTATACACCTAGTGCTAATATAGTCCTGAACAGATTAACTCAACAAGATCAGGAAGAAATCAAATTATTAGGACAAACTCAGGTAAGAATATTCGCACAGCTTAACTCAACATTAGCAAACGGACACGATGTAATAGTTGCTATGGGTATGGCTAACGGAATGAGCTTAAATGCAGGTACTACTGAAAGCGGTGTAAATTTTGGGGATAGAAATGGTTACACTTTAACTTTTGATGGCTTAGAAGCAGTTCCTATGGCTTTCCTTGAGGATTATACAACTGATCCTTTTGACAATGCAGGGTTTACTGATAAAGGAGCAACATTCCCTACTGTTTCATAAACAACTTTTCAACCTTTATATATTTGAGAAAGGGTGCTTTAATTAGCACTCTTTTTCTTTTTAGTACAATAAAAACATACTTTTTCTATTATATTATATATGATACAAGGTTTTACTAAAACAAACTTAACAGCTTACATACAAGTTGAGGATAATAGCATAGGCACAGTACCTTCAGGGGGATCGGTTAAATATCTATTTAAGTTTACTAATGATATGACAGGAGAGGTGCAATATGCTTATCCTACTACTTCTACTGTAAATGAAAGATATGGTAGCTTTAACTTTACATACAATGTAACTCCTAATGTATATGTAGGTAGGATTAATCTACTACCATCAGGGTATTGGAAATACCAAGTATTTGAGGTTATTTGGCAAACTATTCCAACAGGCGGAGAAACACCTTATTATTCAAATAATATGCCACCAACAGAAGATTTTGTATTTAACCCTGCTGCAAATGATTTAGGAGTGGTTCAGGGAGAGGTAACAAAAGGTAAAATGTATATAGAAGAAAAAGTAGGAACAGAAGAAGTAACATATACTCAGAAAGCTAAAAGCGTTCAATCTTTAACTATTGAGTATGGTGGTTCAGGATATTCAACAGCTCCGACACTTACAATAAGTGCAGGGGGTATTACAACAGCAACAGCTACTTGCACAATAAATGGTAGTGGAGCAATAGATACAGTAACAATAACTAACGCAGGAAGTGGATATACAGAAAACCCTTCAGTTACAATTAGTGGCACTCCTACTGCTCCTGCCGTTATAACAGCAGAAATAAATCAATCAAATTATATTTACACAGGATAAAATTAAAAAATTATGGCAATAGAAAACGTACAACAACTCCTAACCGAGCAGTTAGGTAAAAACGGAAGCACCGAAATATTTACAACAGCAGCACAAACTAGCAAAGATTGGTACTGTGTTTACTTTCCTGTTGAGAGTGTAGTATCAGCAATAACAGTAGCAGATGCGACAGGAGAAGCTGCTTTACAAACCACTTTACCAGCAGGAACGACATTATTTATGAACGTAACTGCCATTACTTTGACTAGTGGTGTAGGAGTAGGTTATCACGAAGGAGTAACTACATAAGATATGTTAGTACAAAGACTAGGATTAAGCTTACCTGATATTAAGCACAGCCGATTTGCTCCTACGGATATAAGTGGACTATCTAATTGGTGGAAATTTCAAACCAAAATAATTGCTGATGAAGATGATTCAGGGGGTGCTTTATCTCCTGTTCATTCTACAACAGCAGGTACAATGGATATAGATGACAGGATAAATGCTTGGCAAGATATAGTTGGTTTAAATAGTGCTACTCAATCAGATTCAGATGATAAACCTAGATGGAATACTTACGGTTTAGCACCAGCAGGAACAAAACCTAACTGCTTTTTTGGTGGAAATCAATGGCTAGATATGGCTTCAGATATTTCTATTAATGCAAATCAAGATTTTAGTATTATGGCTCACGTTGTCTTTACAGATTTAAGCACTAGAGCTGTCTATGGTTCAGATTCTAATAATTTTTTTAGAATTAATAGTGCTTCAGGTTTTAGATGTAAAATAGGAGGAGCAGGTAACCAAAACTTTACAGAAGGTTCTGATGTTATATCTATAAACGCAGATTACTTTGTTACAATACAAAGAGCTAATGGATCAACAGGTAATTTGGCTTGTTATGTACATTCTGAAGGGGTTTATGAAGATAAGACTTGGGGAGTTACTACGAATACTGATCCTGATGCTTTTACTATTAACAATATAGGTGCAGGTGCAGATGATGCTAATGAATTTAAAGGTGTTATAAAAAATCTATTATTCTATAAAGATACTGTATTAACACCAACTCAAAGAAAACAAAACTACGTTTATTTACAATCACTACTATAATATGAAAGATAACATAATTTCAGTAAACTTAGAAACTTCAACAGCACCTATTATCCAAGAGGTAAGGGGTAGGGACTACATAGAATATGGTACTGATGATTGGAGGAACTTATACCCTCAGTTCTTAATTGACTTATACTACAATTCTTCAACTCACGCTAGTATAATCAACTCTACTGCTGAGATGATAGCAGGAGAAGATTTAATAGCAACTGATGAAGATGTAAACTTAGAAGCTTATGTAAAGCTTAAGAAATTTCTTCGTAATGCTAACTCTAAAGAAAGCTTACACCAAGTAATAAAGAAAGTAGCTTTTGATTTTAAGCTTCAGGGTGCTTATGCTTTACACATTATATGGAATAGAGAGAGAACTGAGATAGCTGAGGTTTATCACGTACCTGTTGAAAGAGTTAGAGCAGGGCGACCAACAGAATTAGGACAAGTAGATACTTACTATATTAGTGCAGATTGGAGTAACACAAGAACACATAAACCTTATCCAATAGCAGCTTTTAATACTAATGATAGAACAGCAGGTAGTCAGTTACTTTACACAGGTTCTTACAGTCCTAATATGGACATATATCATACTCCTGACTACTTAGCTGCTTGTAATTGGGCTTTAGTAGATCAAAGGGTTGCTGAGTTTCATCTAAACAACATAGAGAACGGATTTAGTGGCTCTTACTTCATATCCTTTGCTAACGGAGTACCAACTGCTGAAGAACGCAGACAAATAGAACAAAGCTTAGCTGATAAATTTACAGGAGCTAAAAACTCAGGAAAGTTTATATTGACATTCTCAGATGACAAAACTAGAACACCTGAAATTACACCAATAAGTGTATCTGATGCAGACAAGCAGTATCTTGCTCTACAAGAACTATTAGTACAGAACATCCTCACAGGGCATAGGGTGACTTCTAAGACACTTATGGGTATAGATAGTAGTAATGGCTTCTCAAGCAATACAGATGAGCTTATAAACGCTTCTAACTTCTACTTAAATACTGTTGTTAGACCATACCAATTAAATATCCTAGATACTTTACAGACAATATTCTCAGTAAATAATATGGATTTAGAGGTTGAGTTTGTACAATTAAAACCAATAACAGTTCAATTTGATTCTAAGACAATACGTGAGGTAATGACTGAAGATGAAATTAGAGAAGATATTGGATTAGCACCACTTGAAGATGATGAAGCTACTGTTGAGCAAGATGTAAAACTTTCTAAGGTAGGAATGATAGATGGACAACCTGTATTTAGCACGATAGAAGAAGCAGAAGAACACGCTAAGACAAAAGGGTGCGAGGGGTATCACGAACACGATTTAGAAGGTGAAACCGTTTATATGGCTTGTGAAGGACACTCAGAAGCAACTGAGTTGTCTAAATTTATAGCTGAATTTGGAGAGAATATTCCTGAAGATTGGGAAATGGTAGATGAAGAAGTGGTAGATGGAGAGCATCAAGATTTTAACTTTGAAAAAGAGTTAAACCAAGCAGCTAATGAAAAGCTAGAATTAGCTAGTACAGGAACAGCTAGACCAAATGCAAGAAGTAGTCAAGATGGTACTAACAAGTCAGACAATGATTTTTACAAAGTGAGATACGTTTATACAAAGGATAATTTCTTAAAACAAGAGGGATCAACTAGAGAGTTCTGTAAATTAATGTCCTCAGCTAATAAGATTTATAGAAAAGAAGATATTTTACAAATGACTAATAGAGCAGTTAATCCAGGTTGGGGTCCAAGAGGTGCGGCTACTTATTCTATATGGCTTTACAAAGGGGGTGGTAATTGCCATCACTTTTGGCTTAGACAAATCTACAAAACATCATTAAGAGGTGCTAAGGGTAATATATCTTCTAAGCAATTAATATCTTATACTAAAGCAAGAAGTGAAGGATTTACTGCTGAAAAGAATGATAATCTAGTAGCTAGACCACCAAAGAGAATGAAGAATAACGGATTTTTAGAACCAAGATAACTATGTCATACGTACTATTTATATCAGAACAAAAATTAAAAGAAAGCACAGCTATTAATCTTAATGTTGATGTTGATTTATTACTACCATTTGTAAAAGAAGCTCAGAAGCTTTATGTAGAAACAGCTTTAGGAACTAACTTAACTCAAAAGCTTAAAGATGAAATAACAGCAGGAACTTTGGCAGGTGCTTATAAAACACTAGTAGATGATTATGTAGCAGAAATGCTACCATCTTACAGTCTTTATCACGCTTTACCTTATTTAAGGCACAAGATAGAGAATGGTAATATCTATAACAAAACCTCAGAAACAGGAACAGCTTTATCTACTGCTGAAGCACAAAGCTTTAGAGAGGAGATTTTGAATACAGCTAGTTATTATAGAGAAAGACTTATAGACTACATAAGAAATAACATTAGTAGTTTCCCTGAATACTCTACAAACTCAGGAGCTGATGTATCTCCATCAACTGAGAACTATTACTCCAATATGAATTTAGATATGCCTAGTCCTAGTAATAAGCTAACGCTAAGGGATTTTCTAACTCCTGATTTAACATAATGAAGAAATATTATAAACCTAAAAAAACTAACGTAACAAAGCTGAAAACCTACTTGGAAAGTAAGCCAAAATCTAATAATAATGACAGATCTAAAAGACACAATACAAGTAGGAATAGCTAATGGTTCAGCTATTGGAGTATCTTTAGTAGAAGCTAACGAGATGCTTACATTTGTTTCACTTATACTAGCTATAAGTTTTACTATTTATAAATTCTTTTTATATGAAAAAAACAAAATTAAATAGCACCAATCCAAAATACCATAAGAAAGATGAAAAAGCTCCTAAAGTTCGTAATGAATTTGTTAAGGAGGTTAGGGGGTGTAAAATCTATAAAACCTACTATCTCTAAACCCAAACATATTAACCTCTTGATTCTAAGAGATACTTTTACTGATGACTCTACTATTGGAGAATTATTTTTAAATGGCGAGAGGTTCTGTGATACGTTAGAACTGCCTTATAGAGATAACCAAAGAAGTGTATCTTGTATTCCAATAGGGGAATACTCAGTTAGGTTAAGAAAAGCAAAAGAAAGTGCTAGTAGGAATTATACACACCTATTAGTTCAAGATGTAAAAAACCGTTCACACATATTATTTCACAGAGGTAATACTGCTAAAGATACAAAGGGCTGCATCCTAGTAGGACAGGGAAGCCAACAAAACATTGTTCATAATTCTACTTTAGCTATGGATTTACTGATAAAAGAAATACTAAATTTGGGTGGAGAGAATATAAATTTAATAATTAAAAATAAATAACTATGAAAAATTACATTATCTCACAGCTATTAACTTCAAAGAAAGTATGGCTAGGGATCAGCTCAATTTTAATTCCAATGATAGCTACTTGGCTTGGAGTTGATGAAGAAGCAGTATCTAAAATTTGGTGGAGTTTAATTGCAATGTTAGGTGGACAATCTTTAGCTGATTTTGGAAAATCTAAAAAGTAATAAACCTGATTCATATAATAGGATGAGGTTAAAACCTCACGAAGTAGAAGCAATACAAAAAATGCGAGAAGCCGACACTAGGAATATTCTAGTGATTGGCGACTTGCACGAGCCATTCTGTCTTGATGGTTATTTGCAGTTCTGCATAGAAAAGTATTATGAATTTATGTGTACAGAAGTTGTGTTCATAGGTGATGTAATAGACAACCACTTTGCTAGTTACCACGAAACTTCAGCAGATGGAATGGGGGGTGCTGATGAATTAGAGTTGGCTGTTAGACGTATATCAAGATGGAGAAATGCTTTTCCTGTTGCTACTGTTATAATCGGCAACCACGATCGTATTATAATGCGTAAAGCACAAACATCAGCTATACCTAGCAAATGGATTAAATCCTACAAAGAAGTATTAGAAACTCCTAATTGGAATTTTGTTGAAAGATACGTAAAAGATGGAGTACAATATATTCACGGAGAAGGAGGTACAGCTAGAACCAAGTGCCGTGCAGATATGATGAATACAGTACAGGGACATTTACACACCCAATGTTATACGGAGCATTATGTTGGTAAAAACTTTAGAGTATTTGGAACTCAAGTGGGCTGTGGAATAAATCAAAAATCTTACGCAATGGCTTACGCAAAATACGGAAAACGACCTGCCGTGGGAGTTGCAGTTGTCTTAAATAACGGAAAAACACCCCTAAATTTACTAATGGAACTATAATTTTATAGTTTATTTTAAATTAATTTACTAGATATAAATACATATTTTTGTTAAAAAAAGCGTTAAAAAGTTAGTTAATTCAAAAATAAGTTTTATCTTTGCTTCGTAATTAAAACGAAATAAACTAAAAAAACTAAAATGAAATCAAATTTTAAAATGAAGGAAGCGACTAACAAAGAAGAAGCTATTGTATCTATATTAGATGTGATAGATGAAAACCCACTTTGGCTTAACAAAATTACTAATAGCTTATTTATATTAGTAAAGAGTATTGAACCTGAACACAAAAGATTCTTATTAGAAAAATCAATAGATGAACAAGTAATTGATTTATTTGTTAAACTTAAAACTGAATACTATAACTTTAAAGACAATACACAATGGAGTTAATTTGCGAGGACTACTACTTCTATAATAACGGAGTATATAAAACAATTGAAAAGCTTTCTCCTGAGGGATGGTTTCAAGATATAAAAAAAGTAGAACCTAGTATTAGAATTTTCGGAACTAGAGAACAAGTAGATGAAGCATTTGAAACTTATGTAGAATTAACAGGGCTTAATGTAGATGAATGTTATGACTATGAAAATGAAGATAAGCTTAAAGAATATAAAGAACGGTACGATAAATTAACTAATAATAAAGCACTAATAACAACGATATGATACCAATACCAATAGCAGACCCAAATAGTGAAATAGACTTTACAGAAAAAGATATTGCACAAATGACAGAACAAGAAAAATTTATGAATGGAGTTATAGATAAATTTGGAAATTCAACAAAAGAAGAATTAATACATAAAAGAATGAATGACATTAATACTTTTCAAGCTCACGAAAACGAAGTATATTTGCGAGGAACAGATGAATGTGGTAATGACTTTCAGATCTGTTTTGATAGCTACAACTTCTTAGAATGGATTGACAAAGAACAATTAGAATATATTAAAGAACAATTAACTAAATACATAAATACGAAATGAAAACAAGTATAAATAGATTTGAATTTGCAGCTTGGTTTGCAGAACACAGGCCAAACAACTTTAGTCCAATAGGCAGGTTAGAATTATTTGAAATGTTAACTTCTTATGAAGAAGATACAGATGAAGAAATAGAATTTGACCCTATTGCTTTTTGTTGTGAATATACAGAATATGAAAATATGGAGGAATTTTGGAAAGAATATGACGAAGAAGATTATCCTGATGAAGAAGCTATAATGGATGCTACGTTCTATTGGGCTTTTGAAAATGGAGATTCTTTTATAATACAAACCTTTTAACTAATTAAATAATTGAAATATGAAAACTGAAAAGATTAAAGAAAAGTACCACCAATACGGACTAGACAAAGAAGATGTCTTTAAACATCAACACTATGTAATTATCACAAGATCTGGAATTGATAAAATTCAGGCAATAGAAAATATCACTATTGATTATGAAGTTATTAATTGCGAAAGAGATTTTTGTGTAGTAAAAGCTTATGGGTATAAAGAAAGCGAAGAAATAAAAATTCAAACATTTGGCTCAGCTTTAAAAGGCGAAGGGTTTAAAGATGGAAACTGTAACACTTGGTATGTAATGGAGATGGCTGAGAAAAGAGCTATGTCAAGAGCAGTACTAAAGCTTACAGGGTTCTATGAACTGGGAGTGTTTGGAGAAGATGAATCAGAAGATTTTAAAAAGAAATATTAATCAATTAAATAAATAAAAATGGAAGTAACAGGAAAATTAGTAAAGATACTTGACTTAGAAACAGGTACAAGTAAAGCAGGAAAAGAATGGCAAAAACAAACAGTAGTGATTGATTCAGGAGATGAATTTAATAACTTAACTGCTGTAAGTGCTTTTGGAGAAGATAAGATTAAGAACTTAAATAAACTAGATATTGGTATGACAGTTTCTATTCTTTGTAATGTTTATTCAAGAGAATATAAAGGGAAATACTATCATAATATAGATGGCTACCACTTTACAAATCAAAGTGAAAATCCTGAAGTTAAAGACAGCTTTGTAACTACTGATGATAATGATTTACCTTTTTAGATATGACTGAAGAATTAAATTTTAAAGCAATATGCAACCTCACTACAAGGGTAATGGGGTTGCCAACAGGATCTTTAGCATTTAAGAGTAGGCAAAGAAAGTTGCAATCAGCACGTTCAATAGCAGGTTACATTGGTTTAACTGAAGAAGATATATCTAGAGTTGTTATAGCTAAAATACTAAACAGGGATAGAACTGCAACTTATCATTACGAAAGAACGCACAAAAAGAACTTTCAAAGGTGTCGTGTTTATAGAGATTGTTTTACTAAAATCTATAAAGAATATAAAAACATAGATGGAGAAAAGGATATTTTTATAAACAAAAGACAAATGAAAAGCCACTTATTACAAAACAGGGTAATAGAAAGTAAAAATTCTGATGTAAAATTAGAAGTAAAAAGTGGTAATGCGATCTGCTTTATAAACACTACTTACTTTGACTTTTCTAATCAGTTAAAAAACATTGAAAAAGCTATGGCAAACTATCATTATACAATAAAAATTATATGAAACACTTGCTAAGCTCATCAGCTTTTTTGGTTTTAAATAAAGAATTGGCAAGGAGAGTTGGATTAAATTCAGCTATACTTCTTTCCGACTTAATTAGCAAAGAAGAATATTTTATATCAAATGGCGTTACTGATGGGTGGTTTTTTAACACTGAAGCTAATATTGAGAAAGACACTACCCTAACTCCTTACCAACAAAGAAAGTGTCTTAAAACGCTTAAAACAGAAGGGTTAATAGAAATTAAAAGAAAAGGAATACCTGCTAAACAATTCTTTAAAATAAACGAAGAACAAGTTGTTAAGTTTCTTAAGGACTTGTCAGCAACAAACTTAAGGACTATTAATAATAATAAAGTAATAAAAATAAACAATAAATACTTTAAAAAGCCGACTATAATTGAAATCGGATCTTATTGTAAAGAAAGGAATAATAATATAGATCCTGAAGCTTTTTTTGATTTTTATGAAAGCAAAGATTGGTTTGTAGGAAAGTCAAAAATGAAATGTTGGAAAAGTGCTGTAAGGAATTGGGAACGCAGAGATAAAATAAAACCTAAATCAACAAGCAAGTTACACTCACAAATAAACGCTTGGCAAGAAGCTAAAAAACTATTATGAAAACACTAAAAAACGAAAACCTAAAAGAACTAGCTGAAAAAGTGTTAGACTTAGTCGCTAGAACCTCAGTAGAGATAGGACACAAAACAGATCCAAGCACTATGGCTAACCTTAGCAAGATCTTTGCTCAAGACTTGATTCAAGAGAAACGCTTTGGGAATATGACTTTTAATCAAATTCAAGATGCTTTTAGGCAAGGCATAAGATTTGGCAAAGATGAACCTTTTTTAAATATTAGAACTTTTTACAAGTGGACTTATGCTCACAAGAAAGTTGTAGATGATGCTTATCATCAAGTACATACTTTAGGACAAAAGAATGTACCCTTTTATCAAGAACCAATAAAACTACTTAAATGATAGGGTGGGTAATAATAACAGCAATAGTGCTATGGCTAATTAGAAAACTAAGAGAATGACAACAAGACAAACATCAATAGATTGCTTTAATCAAATTAAAGAAGAAGGACTTTTATCTAATATGAGGTTTAGAGTTTATTCAGCTTTATTGGCTATGGGGAAACCATCTACAACTAGAGAGGTTTACGAAACTATGAATGTCATTAAACAAGAAGCAACAAGATTTACTGAGTTACGAAATCTTGGGGTTATTTATGAAGTACAAAATAGAAAGTGTAATATTACAGGAAGAACATCAATAGAGTGGGATCTGACAGACAGACTTCCTGTAAATATGAAAAAGACTAATAAAACAAAAAAACACAGAAAAGATGATGCTTTAAATTTATTAAGGGAATTATATAAAAATAAAAATAATAGTACAGTTGAGGATTGGAAAGAGGTTGCTAATTTGATTAAGAGTATATGAAAACAGTAAATAGTCTTAGTGGGGGTAAAACCTCAAGTTATATAGCAGCAAACTATCCTGCTGACTATAATGTATTTGCACTTGTTAGGACTGATGACAAGTCTTGTCTTTACCCTGATAAGAAACTTAGACAGATGGTATCAGATAAAATAGGAGTTGAATTTATAGGAACTTTAGAGCAGGATAACATAATAAAAGTTATGCTAGACTTAGAACAATTTATAGGTAAAGAAATAACTTGGCTAAGTCCTAAAACTTTTGATGAAATAATAAATGGAGATTGGAATAAAGGGAAGAATGGAAAACATTATTTACCTAATTTAATGACTAGATACTGTACTACTAAAATGAAAATGAAACCGATATTTGAATGGTGGCAAAAAGAGATAAATGAAATAGTAGAAATGCGTATAGGGTTTAGAGCTACGGAAATGAATAGAGCAAAAAGAGTTATAGATAAACTTAATGCTGATGGAGTTGATGAGATGAAAGCAGTAATAGGTAAAAGTAAAACAGGGAACAGAAAAAAGTGGGGAATGGTAGAATGGAGAATACCTACTTTTCCTTTGATACCTGCTAATATAAACAATGATAAAATTTTTAACTATTGGCAAAAGAATAAAGAAGTATCGTTTGCTGATGGATATTATAATAATTGCGTAGGGTGTTTTCATAGAAACCCTGTTTTTTTAAATAAGATGAGCAAAGAGCATAAAAACAAAATGGAATGGTTTGCAAATATAGAAGCCGAAAACTTTCCTAATACATTTAGAAAAGATTGCACTTATAAAGAAATACTAGACTATAAACCACAGATAGAATTATCTTTTGAAGATTTTGATGAATGTGACAGTGGATATTGTGGACTATGAAAACAATTAGTAAATTAAAAAAAGAACTAGATAAGTGGTTCAGTCTTTACATAAGACTTAGAGATGCTACTGATGAGGGATTGGTTCAATGTATAACTTGCTCAAAGGTTTCATATTATAAATCAGGTATGCAAAATGGACATTTCCAAAGTAGAAGTTATTTAGCAACAAGATTTTGTGAAATTAACTGCCAACCTCAATGTGTAGGGTGTAATATGTTTAAGCAGGGAGAGCAGTATAAATTTGCTTTAGCTTTAGACTTTAAGTATGGAGAAGGAACTGCTGATAAAATACAAATTAACGCTAGACAAATACAAAAGTTTTCTAGGGTTGATTATGAAGATAAGATCAGTTATTATAAATCACTTGTTGAAAACTTAAAAAAAGAAAAGGGAATAGAATAACTTTTTTATTATCTTTGACTTATGCTTAAACCGATTTATTCAAGTGAAGAACACAGATCAATAGTTGAGGTTTATATTACAATGTGTAAACAATTCTCACAAGAAGTATCAACCCAAGCAAGATATAAAAACTATTTAGAGGTTATAGATTTGATTACAGAATACCATAATGGCTATGGAGAAGGGCTGAGAGAGAATAACTTTTATGATTGGATAACTATTATACCAATTAACTTATCAGTTGCTACCAGTGGTTTTTTTGCAGGAATAGAAACCAAAACTAACTCAGCTTCTATTAGAGCTTATAAAGTTGTGTTAGATCAAATGTTACAAGAAGTAGTAGGAAAGCTGGATAACTTAGAAACTACTAATGAATAAAATATATAAAGAAATAGCTACGCTTAGTGATAAGTTTAGGGCTATGGCTTTTGGATTGACCACTGATGAGAATAAAATAAATAACGCTGTTCAGGAATTGATGCTCTACTTTTTACAAATGAACCCTGACACCCTTAAAAGTATTTACGACAAAGATGGATTGGAAGGAGTTACAAGATATGGAGCAGTAGCACTAAGGAGAGCTTTAACAAGTCCTAGAAGTAGCTTCTATTATAAGTATGAAAAATATTACACACATATTGATAGCTCTATTTATAGTTCTAATACAACTAATACTGATGAGTTTTTTATTCCTGATGGTTTTAACTATAAAGATATATCAAACATACCTAATGAAGAAGTAGATAATAATAAGTTAAACAAGATAGAACAAATAGATAAAGTATTAGATAATGTGTATTGGTATGATAAAAAAATATTTGAGCTTTATTACTATGAAGGAAATACTCTTGATAGTTTAGCTGCAAAGACTAAGATAAGCAGGAATAGTATTTTTAACACAATAGACAAAGTAAGAACAATAATTAAAAAGAAATTAAATGAAAATGTATAACCCAAAAACACAAGACAGTTTTTTTATGCAATTTGGATTTGAATATCCAAGACTTGTAATAGCGTGAACAAGTTTTTTGTACCAAATGAAGTGTATGAAGATAGAATAGCAATATGCCGATCTTGTGTTTACTATAAAAAGTTATTAGGAAACTGCTCAATATGTAAATGCTTTATGAAAGTAAAAGCAAGAATAGCACCAATGGCTTGTCCTCAGAAGTATTGGGATAAAACAACAGAAGTAGAAACTCCTGATGATTTACCTCAAGAAATAATAGATGAGATTTTAGATATGTGGAAAGACTTAAAGACAGGTAGAGCAAAAGATGTACAAGCAAAAAAAAGAATGATAGAAACTTACAATACAATATACAATACTAATTACACACCAGGAACTAATTGCGGCTCTTGTATATCAACTTGCTTTGATGGAATAAAGAAACTATATAAAAAATATACAGAATGAGTTATTTAGCACACTTAAAAAGAAATAAGCACCACCACTCAAGTAGATGGATAGTAAAATATGATGATAATAAGTTAGTAAGGGAAGTGAAATTAATCTATTCTCCTGAAGAATACAGAAAATCCTCAAGATCCAGAACGCTTAATACACAAGAAGGACTAATTAAAATACTAGAAAATGACAAAGAAAGAAGAAATACCCCATTATTACATAGGAAAGAATTATAAAATAGAAGCTAGGAAAGTTATAGAAGATTTTCAAGCTGATAGCTATAATATAGGAACAGCTATAACTTATCTTTTAAGAGCAGGTAAAAAAGAAGGGAATCCTGCTGAACAAGATATTAGAAAAGCTATTAATCACTTACACTTTGAATTAGATAGAATCTTTGAAGGGGGTAAAGTTAAAACAGGAGGACTAGCACAATGACACTATATAAATGTGAATGCGGAAATGAGCAGGAAATAGGGAAAGCAACAATAGCTTTTAGAGATGGTAAATGGAGAACTATTCAAGCTCTTTGTGATTGTGGTTTATGGATGCAATCAGAACCTACTGAGGGTATGCCTAGTATAAAAAGAACTGAAGCATCTTTAAGTAAAAAGAAAAGAGGGGATATGCTTTGGGAAGGTGCTAAAGAAAAACTAGTAGGAGAAAGAGGTGTCAATGAATCATTTGATTAAGATATGAAAGCACGTTCTACAAAATATTTAAAAGAACTGACAAAGAAAGCAGTAAAGTATTATTTTGAAAATTCTAATAATAGCTTAAAATATATATCTAAAAAATTTAATATTAATCAAGATATGTTAAGTGATGGAATTAGCAAAGAACTAAAGAAAAGAGTAGACAACAGCTTAACTAGAAAATACATAAAAAAATTTAATTAAATAAATAACTAAAAATTCTATTATATACTATGAAACTAAAAATCAACCAATTAAAACCAAATAGCAGCAATCCAAGAATAATTAAAGAAGCAAAATTCAAAAAGCTTGTACAAAGCATTAAAGACTTTCCTGAAATGTTAGAGCTAAGACCTGTTATATTAGATGAAGATATGACTATCTTAGGGGGTAATATGAGATACAAAGCTTGTGTAGAAGCAGGTTTAAAAGAAGTCCCTGTTAAAATAGCTAAAGGATTAACAGAAGAACAAAAGCAAGAGTTCATAGTAAAAGACAATGTAGGGTTCGGAGAATGGGATTGGGATGCTTTAGGCAACGAATGGAACAATGCTAAGTTAGGAGAATGGGGTATGGATGTATGGCAACCTGAAGAAGCAGTAGACTATTCTGTATTAGATGACATAGACTTAGGATCAACTTTGCACGAAAAAGAAAAAGGTGTAAAGAGAGCAATACAAATAGAGTTTAGTGCAGAGCATTATGAAGAAGCTAACACGCTAATAAACAAAGCAAGATCGGAAGGCAAGAATGTAGGGTTAATTGTTTTAAACGCTTTAAAGAATGATTAAAGTTTTTACTTTTTTTTACAACAGGTTTACAGATGCGACAACCTCTTTAGCTTTAAAAGAAAATGGAATAGAACATAATGTATTAATTCACAAAGAAGAAGATTATATAAAATTCAAAGAAGGTGGTACAATAGGTGGAAATCCTATCATAACCAACCAACCTAAAGGACTGGCATACCAAAGAAATGCAGCTTTAGATTTAATGGAAAAAGATGAATGGGCAGTTTTTATGTGTGATGACTTTCAAAAAATACTGTCATACCCTATTAAAGAAATAATGAACAAGCACACTAAAATAAATGTAACTATTGAAAATCAATCAGAATATCAACTAACAAACGAAAAACACAAAATGTCTTTAAAAGAAATGTTTACTATGTTTCCTAGACTAATTAAACTTGCTGAAAAAAATAACATAAAATTAATTGGCTTTGGTTTACATTCTAATCCTTTAAATTTAGGAAGAAAGTTTGCAACAAGAGGTTTGGCTGACGGTAGGTTTTGGTTAGTAAAAAAATCAGATTATAGGTTTGATGAAAACGTGCAAATGGTAGATGATGTTTGTTGGACAGCAGAAAACCTTATAAGGCATAACAACGTGTTAATCTTAAATTGGACAGTACCATTTTTTAAAAGATATACTGCAGGTGCTTTTGGAAGTATTTCAGAAAGAAAAGAACAGAGATTAAAAGAGTGTAAATATTTGGCAAACAAATTTAATCCATTAATACGTATAGCAAACAAAGCTAATTGGGATTATGGAACTCACGTTAGAATTTATGGTAGTAATAATAATATTAAAAAAGCAAGATTAAATAACGGATTATGAAAACAATAAAACTAAAAAAAGTAGAACACAAAGTTAAGATAGGAGATAAATGCCAATACTACGAACCAAACGTAAAAGAAGATTGCTTGTTAGACCTAGATGGTGAGATTGTTGGATTTTATATTAAAGATGTAAATAAATACTCTAAAAAGCTAAACCAATTATTAGCTATTGCAGACAAAGAATTTAGGGGTGAGAATGTTCCTAAAAGCACTATGACAAGAAGTCAAGCATTAATGACTAGTTATAAAAAAACAGGTGACTATAAATCTGAGAACACAGTTCAACAATACTCTACTATTTTAGGAAGTGTTGCACCTAGACCTCATATGCGTAGACCTTACCCCAACATATCTTCAGTTCATAGAGATAAAAAGGCACAAACATTTATTAAATCAATGTGGGGATCTTGTTTAGAAGCAGAACAAATCATAAAAAATCTTACTCCTAAAATATACGAAAGACAAATTGAACTCTTTAAAGATGTAAAGGATGAATGGAAGTTTGGAACAATGTACACAAGTAGTATATCTAATTTTAATATAGCAGCACCATTTCACAGGGACACAGGTAACTTAGAGGGAACAGTAAATATTATCCTAACCAAAAGAAACAACTCTAATGGTGGTTGCTTAAACGTACCTGATTATAATGTAACATTTGAACAGGCAGATAATTCAATGTTAGTTTATCCTGCTTGGAAAAACGTACACGGAGTAACACCAATAAAACCAATAGCAGAAAACGGTTATAGAAACAGTTTAATATTCTATCCGTTAAAAGCTTTTAAAGGAATATAGTATGGACAAAAGTAGACATATAAAAAAGGAAACAATGCTTAAAGCTTTAGAAAGTAGTTTGGGGGTTGTGACAGTTGCTTGTAAACAAGCTGATATACCACGCTCAACATATTACAAATGGCTAAACGAAGATAAGGAGTTTGCAAAGGAAGTAAAAGAAATTGAGAACATAGCACTAGACTTTGGGGAAAGTCAATTACACGCACAAATGAAAGATGGCAACACTTCAGCAACTATATTCTTTTTAAAAACTAAAGGCAAGAAACGTGGTTATGTTGAAAGATCTGAATTAGATTTAAGCTCAGGAGATGAACCTGTCAAGATTAACGTAAACATAAAAGGAGTTGAACATTGATGCTAACTTTACGCATACGCAAGAACAGGCAATAGAATATCTGTTTGACAAAACCACAACTGAAGTTTTGTTTGGAGGTGCAGCAGGTGGTGGTAAGTCTTGGGTGGGTTGTAGTTGGTTAGTATTAATGTGTATAAAACATCCTAAGACAAGATACCTAATGGGCAGGTCTAAGCTTGATGCTTTAAAGAAAACAACACTAAACACTTTTTTTGAGGTTTGTGAAACTTGGGGATTGCAATCAGGCAAACACTACACATTTAATGGTGGTTCAAACATAATAACCTTTTATAATAAGTCTGAGATTATGTTAAAAGATTTATTTCTTTATCCTAGTGACAGGAACTTTGATAGCTTAGGATCTTTAGAAATTACAGGAGCTTTTATTGATGAAGCCAATCAGATTACAGAAAAAGCAAAAAACATTGTAGCATCAAGAATGAGATACAAATTAGATGAATACAACTTAATACCAAAGATGTTAATGACTTGTAATCCTGCAAAGAATTGGGTGTACACGCAATACTATAGACCTGCCAAAGATGGTAAACAAAAAGCACACAGAAAGTTTATACAAAGTTTAGTTGATGACAATGAGTATATATCTAAGTTTTATAAAAAACAATTAGAAACACTTGATGAATTAAGCAAACAAAGATTGCTATTTGGTAATTGGGAGTATGATGCTACTAAAGATAGTTTAATACAATATGATGCTATTATCAATATGTTTGAACAAAAAGGAGTAGAAGGAGAAAAATACATAAGTTGTGATGTTGCGAGGTTTGGAAGCGATAAGACAGTTATAATGCTTTGGGAAGGGCTAAACCTTATAACTATAAGAACGTTGCTTAAATCGGCTGTAAATGATGTTGTTGAAGCTGTTAGGCAATTACAACAAGAATATAAAGTTGATTTACGAAATATCATTGTTGATGAGGATGGTGTTGGAGGTGGGGTTAAAGATTATTTGAGGTGTCAGGGTTTTGTAAACAATTCCAAAGCTTTGAAAGGAGAAAACTACCAAAACTTAAAAACACAATGTTATTATAAATTAGCTGACTTAATAAATAAAGGGCAGTTAGGTGTAAGATGTTCTGATGTAAACGTGAAGAACTATATTATAGAAGAATGTGAGCAAGTGAGAACAAAAGATGCCGACAAAGACAATAAGTTACAGATAATACCTAAAGACACAATAAAAGCAATTATAGGTAGATCTCCTGATTATTCAGATGCTTTGGCTATGAGGATGTATTTTGAAATAGATGGTAATTATGGAAAATACTTTGTACAATAAAAAAAGGGCAGCAGACTAATCTACTAACCCTTTTCAAAAACTGAAATGAAACAAACTGATGCAAAGATACACAATAAACTAAAATAACAAAATTTCTATTATATTATATATGAAGGTTAAAATTAAGAAGAAGGGCAAAGTAAAGCAGTTCAAATTAATTAGCAGTTGGGAAGAAGTAACATTAGAGAAGTGGTTAAAGCTGATTAATTATAGCTTAGGAACAAAAAGTAAAGAAGCTCAAGATACGATTGCTGAGCTATCTAATATTCCAAAGGATTTAATCAATCAGTTGGAGTTAAAAGATGTAGCACTTATAATGAGTAAAATGGCTGAGCTACAAGCCGAGCAAAATAGTTCTTTAAAAAGAGTAATAGAAGTAGAAGGAAAGAGGTATGGGTTTCACCCTAATTTAGATGAAATCACTTTAGGAGAGTTTGCTGATATAGAAACATTTATTAAAAGCGATATTGAAAAGCATCTACCTGAATTGATGGCTATCTTGTATAGACCAATAGTAAAAGAAGAAAATGATATTTATACTATTGAAGCTTATGATGGAGATATAAGTATTAGGGCTGAACAGATGAAGAAAATGTCAGCAGAACAAGTGCAAAGTGCATTGGTTTTTTTTTGGGGTTTCGTGAACGTATTGTTAATGACTTCAGGGTTGTCTTTGATGGAACACCTGAAGGAAACGAAGAAGCAATAGCCACGAATTCTTTTGCTGATAAATGGAGTTGGTTTGGAGTAATGTATAGATTGACTAATGCAGATATTTCCAAGCTAGAACAAATAACAAAGCTTAACCTATTAGAAGCACTAACTTGGTTAAGTTATGAAACAGATTTAGAATCACAAAATAGAGTTAAATATGCCAATAAGCAATAAGAGTTATAATAATGTAGTTTATACCCTATGTAGGTTAGGAGAAATGCACGAACAGATCTCAACTGTATCTGTTGGAGATATATTTGATATTAACTTAGAGAAGATGGAGAAAATGCCTTTACTACATATCAACCCAACCTCAGTAACAACAGGAGATAGTGAATTGGTTTATAATTTCCAGATATTTATTTGTGACTTAGTAAGTGAGAAAGAAGATTGGCAAGTAACTAATGCTCAAGCACTTACTAAACTAATAAACACAAAAAACAATGAGCAAGAGGTATGGAATCAGACACTTGATATATGTACTGACTTTATAGCTATGCTAAGACATTCAGCACAGCAGTCGTTAAATGGGGTTGATGATATTAATGCTCCTTTGTATTTTACTGATGATCAATTCACAATAGAACCATTTCAAGAGAGATTTGACAACCTCTTATGTGGTTGGACTTTTACAATAGGAATTAAAGTAATGAATGACTTTGATGCTTGTGCAGTTCCTTTAGATACTAGATTAGGTTCAGGAGCAGGGTACTAATGATTGAGTTACTAAAGAGATTAAATAAGATAAAGATAGGTAAAGTAGAAATAAGAATAATACCACCAACAATAAGGATTAAAATATGAACTACGAAGAAGTATTAGATAAGCTAGAAGCAATAAGCATAAAGCTAGAAAGTTATTCTGACTATCCTCAAGCTGCTACTAATAATGCTAAACGTGCTAGAAAATGGAAAGAAGAAAATGGTAGTGATTGCGGCACTAGGGTTGGTTGGACAAGATCAGCACAATTAGCAGATAGAAAACCAATTAGCCGAGATACAATAGCACGTATGGCTTCTTTTAAAAGACACCAACAACATAAAGATGTACCTTACTCAGAAGGTTGTGGGGGTTTAATGTGGGATGCTTGGGGTGGTTCATCAGGAGTAAATTGGGCAATTAATAAATTAAAACAAATAGATAAAAAATAAAAATTATGGCAGATTTAGTAGTAACAATTAACGAAAGTGTAACAATCAATGGAGCTTTAAGAGGTTCTTCAAATAGTATAACAACCTCTAACATAGTTGATACTTATGAAAGAGTATTAACAGCAGCTCATTCGCAGACTACAACAATATGTACTTTTGCAACTACTCCTCATACTTCAGCAGGTGCTTTAGATGTAGAAAACTGTAAGTATTTAAGAGTGACAAATTTAAGTTCAACAGAAGATATGAAATTAGCTTTAGTAACTACAAACACTAACTATCAAGTAACTGTAAGAGCAGGGGGTAGTCATATGTTATTTCAAGCAGAAGAAGGAGCAATAGCTGAAGCAGATACAAGTCCTAACTTCCCTACGCTAGAAGATATAACAAGCGTACAAGTAAGACCTTCAGGAAGTGCTGATATTCAAGTTGAAACATTTGTAGCTCTTGTATAATGAAAACCCAAAACATAGAGAATTACTTAAATAGCTTTGGTAAGCAAGTAGTAGCTCAATCTAAAACTACTTTAAATTATAAAAAAGGGGGTGGTACTGCTTTGGAAAACTCTATCAGCTTTGAAGTAACATCTGATGCTGATGGTTTTGTAGTTCAATTCTTTATGAATAGCTATGGTACTTTTGTAGACAAAGGAGTATCAGGTAATGACACTCAGCGAAAGTTTAAAGATTATAAAGGGCAGACAAAATCAAGTCCTTATAAATACACAACAAAGCAACCCCCTAGTAGAGTTTTAGACAAATGGATAGTAAAAAAAGGGATAGCACCTAGAGATGAAAAGGGTAGATTTATATCAAGAAAAAGCATATCATTCTTAATTGCTAGAAGTATTAAGAAAAATGGTATTAAAAGTACAAGCTTTTTTCAAAAACCTTTAGGGCTTGGATTAAAACAATTTGGTAAAGACTTATTAGGAGCAGTTAAAGAAGATATAATAGAAGGATTAACACAAGTAAAATAAAATGGCACAATCAAATATAGATCAAGCACCTTATAAAAGTCAAGCAAGTGGAGTGCTTTTAACACCTGTTGAGCAGGAGATAATTTTTGTAATTGAGAATGATGATGCAGTAGCTAATGAAGTCAAAGTAAAATTTGGAGTTGAGGTTCATATAGGAACTAACGCACTTAACCTTTCAACAACTGATGATCAAATTGGAATATTTAAAGCAAGTCCTAACAACGAAGGTAAGGGGATTTTTAATTTTCAGAATATTATAAGTAATTATGTAAAAGCAGATAATGTAGCAGATAGAGGTACGAAGTACAAAGGAGCAACCCAAGCTATAAGTACAATTAGGTTTCCTATACATATTATAGACAAGCTGTCAAGCAACACAAATACTATTAGATATTTCGCTTGTCAATTTTTTGTAGAATTTCTTAATACTACAACCAACCAAGTAGAGAGAGCTCCTTATACTAATAGAAATTCAGAACAATACTTATTAATAAATTCTTATGTAAAGTATGATGATGAATTGGTTTTAAACTTTCCTGACTTCGGTTTTGATATGGATAGTTTTATTCCAAGTGGTGCTGCTGCTGATAAAAGATTTTTAACTAATGCTCCTACTACTCAATATGCTAATGATGGAGATTACGGTACTTTAGCTTTTATGACACCTTCTAGTGCTGCCGCAACTGCAACTGACACAACAACCATTACTTATTATAATAGCTCAGGGGTTGCTTATGCAGGAGTAGATAGTTATCTTAGAAATAGTTTTACAACAGGGGGTTACGGACAATGGAGTTCGGCTTCAGAAAGACAGATGCTATTTTTAGGGTGTTTTCCTGGTAACTTAAAAAATTGGAGTACAAACTACGCTACTGCTTATTCTACTGACTTATCTTATTACACTATACAAGTTACAGATCAAAGTTCTAATCAAGCACTTCAAACTATAACTATTTATGTTAATTGTCCTGAAAGCAAGAACTACGAACCTATCAGAGTTTGTTGGTTAAATCAATGGGGAGCTTGGGATTATTATACATTCACAAAAAAATCTATAAGAAGTACATCAACACAGGGAACTACTTATACTCAATTAGGTGGCACTTGGAATGATAAGGTTTATCGTTCTGAAGGGTTTAGTGGGGGTAAAAAATCATTTAGAGTAAACGCAACTGAGAAGATAACTATGAATAGTGATTTTGTTAATGAAGATCATAATGTAATGTTTGAAGAATTGACTAATAGTCCTGAAGTTTATTTATTAGAAGGGTATCAGACAGACAACGCTAACTCCAACTTAAATCAATATGTAACTCCTGTAAAATTAACTAGCTCAAGCTTTACAAGAAAAACAAAAGCAAATGATAATTTAATCCAATATACTTTCGAAATAGAAAAGAGTAAAACACTAAGAACACAATCTATCTAATATGAGTATTCAATTAATAGTATTTCCTCAGTCTTACAATGGGCTAAACTCTCTAAGTGGTATAGGTACGGAGTTTGTTATTGATGGGATTGATTTTCTAACAGTAGATACTTCAAGTACAGTAAATAGCTTATCTAATGTACCAAATGATTTTATAACAGCAGGATCTATAAATGTCAATACTTGGTATAGATATAGTGCAACAGCAGATGATGTAGATGAATCTTTAAACAATCTAGTCTTTACAACAGGTACAGGTATAGCTCAAAGGTTATCTAATTTATCAGTAGGGCAAACTTATGATATTAAAGTAGATATAGGAAGTATTACAGGAGCTTCAGGACAAGTTTCTATAAAACAATTTGTTGGCACTTCTCCTAACCTTATTAGTTCAACTACTTATACAACAGGTACTTCAGGAGTACAAACCTCAAGCTTTGTAGCTCAATCAACTAGTGATACTCTTACTTTTACAAATACAGGTGGTGCGACATCACTTGTAGGGATTAATTCTATTTCAGTAAAACAAGCACCTTCAGGTAATAGCTCAGTAGATTTAAGTACAGGGCAAGTTATTCTTGATTTATATGAAATGGAAGATATGCCTTTAACTCTTAGCGTAGATGAATTTAAGAACGCAGCAGAACAAGTAAAATCTTATTCTAAAGCTTTTAAATTACCTGCTACAAAAAGAAACAATCAGATATTTAATAATATATTTGAAATAACAAGAGCAGATGATGGTGTTATCTTTAATCCTTATGTTAAAACTAAGTGTATAATAAACCAAGATGGCTTTACGATTTTTGAAGGATTTTTAAGATTGATAGATATACAAGATAAAGATGGAGAGGTTAGTTATAACATTAATCTCTATTCTGAAGTAATTGCTTTAGCAGATGTATTAGGAGAGAGGACTTTTAGCGATTTAAATTTTTCCGAATTAGATCACACTTATAATAAAACAAATATTAAGAATAGTTGGAATAATAGCCCAAGTGCAGGAATAACTTATACTAGTACAAATGCTTCAGGATTTAGAGATGACAACGACACTTTAAAATACCCATTCGTTGATTGGACACACCAATTAATAGTGGCAGCAGCAGGTGGCACACCAACAGAAGGCAACCCTGAATTAACTTCTTTTGAGCAAGTATTTAGACCTTTTATTCAGCTAAAATATTTAATACAAAGAATATTTAATCAACCTAGTTTTAACTTTACTTATACAAGTGATTTTATAGATTCTAACGCTGACTTTGGGAAGTTGTATATGGATTTTAATTGGGGAGATAGTCAAGCTCCGCTAGTTTTTAATAATACAGCGACAGGACTTGCTTTTGATAAAGATTATACAGGAACAGATAATGTTGAATTTGTAGGTACATTTGATAGTAATTTTGGTTATGATACAGGAACTCATATCTTTACTGCTGTTAATGATAATCAAACCTACGTTGTTGATTGTGATTTAAGCATACAATCTACTACACTTTTGGGATTTTCTAATGTCAATTTTGAATGGGTTGCAACTATTGGGGGAGTTGAGGTTGTACAATATAGTGAGCTATTTAGCCCACTTACTATTGTTAATCAATTTTTTGTAACATCTTTTTCTGTTACACTTAACGCAGGAGATACTTTACAATGTAGATTAACAATTATAAGTGGTGATCCTGTAAATATACCTACTCAAGCTCCTTTAACAATTACAACTACTGCTAATAATACTACATCAAATACTTTATTACAAACTTTAAGAGGAGAGCTAAAACAATGGGAATTTCTAAAAGGAATTTTTAAGATGTTCAATTTAATTTCTATTCCTGATAAATCTAACCCTACTAATATTATTATAGAACCTTATAAAGATATTTTCTTGTCTAGTAATGATGCTACAAAACCCAACTTCTTTGATGATAATTCAACTGAATTAAATTGGACTGAAAAAGTAGATATTCAAGAGATGAAACTCACTCCGCTTACTAACTTAAATAAGACAACAATGTTCAAGTTTGTAGAAGATGATGATGACTACCCTTTTCAGAATTATAAAAACCTAACAGGCGGACATTTATACGGAAGTATGCTTTATGATGCTTCTATAAGTGCAAGTGGATTAGAAACGATATTAGAAGGTGAAGAAGAAATAATACCTGAACCATTTGCAGCAACAGTTGTTAAATCTTATATGACACAATACCCTGAACTTATAACTCCTGCTATTTACAAATACAATGCAGATGACCAAACCTCAGAACCTTTTGATAATAGTCCTAGAGTTATGTATAATAATGGAATAGTAGATTTAACAGGAACAGGTATCTCTTATTTCATTCCTAGTCAAAATGGTACTGCTAGTGAAAATGCTGTAAAGTTTTTACAATTTAGCCACCTTTCAGCTATTCCAACAGTAACCTCTAACCCCCCTGTATTAACTGATACTAGAGATTTTCACTTTGGGGTATGTCAATTATTACCAGGACTTGGAAGTCCTACTCCTAATAATCTCTTTAATATGTATTGGCTACCCTATTTTAATGAGTTATATAACGCAGATACTAGAATTATGACTATGAAGGTAAATTTAGGAGCAGGAGATATGAATACTTTTAATTTTTATGATGTAGTAATGATTAAGAATAGAAAATTTAGAGTAAATAAAATAGATTACAAACCAAACGACTTAGCGACAGTTGAATTTATACTTATACCATAATGTCAAGAACTAACAGTAATACACCATATTTAACAGGATTCGCAGTACAACCTGCTACTATTGATAATTTAGGGGTAGTTGCTTTTACTGATGGAAGGCAAGAAGTAACACCTAATCAAGAACAATGCGAAGCTTATGGCTATACTTACGATCAAGGTTCAGGTACTTGTAGGGCTTTTAATTACAGCTCTAATTTAGGAATAGGTATAAAAAATGAAACTAATAATCTTCAGGGTGCAGGAAACACAATAGCAACAGGAACTAATAACTCTTACTTAATAGGAGAAAATAATACTATTAGAGGTAATTCAAGAAACAACATAGTAGTAGGAAGTAACAATCAAATAAATAATGCAATAAACAATGGCAACGTATTTGGTACTTTAGGAGAGGTTACTGCTAATAACTCAATAGTCTTAGGGGGTAATGCAGGGGGAGATAATTTAGGAGAAAGACAAAGCATAACAGTTATGTTCGGAAGGACTACAACAGATGGGAGTAATACAACATCTTATATGAATAACACTACTGATAGCTTCTTTCCTGTGCCTACAAATACTGCTATCTATTTTCATTCTGAGGTAATAGCAGTTAGAGTAGGGGGATCAAGTGGTTCTGGAGCAGTAGGAGATTTTGGTAGTTGGGTTGAAAGAGGTGTAGTTATTAATAAGTCAGGTACTTTAACTATTTCAAGAGAAAGAGATCCTATTAAAAGCTCAGGAGCAACATCAAATTGGCAACCAACAGGAATAGTAACAGGAACAACTAACTTTACTTTAAGAGTAAGGGGAGATGCAGATATGAACGTAGAATGGGCAGCGACAGTTAGAATGACACAAATGAAAACAGGAGTAGCACTTTAAAATAAAAAGATATGGCGGATAAAGTTTTAGAAATGGAGGTAAAGAGTAACATTAAACAAGTTGCTAAAGATCAAAAGGAATGGAATAAGGAGATTAAAAAAACCAAAGAAAACATAGAAGATGTAAACGAAGAAGGGAAAGAAGTAGTAGCAGAAATGCAAATACTAGGTGTTTCTATAAACGGCTTAAAGGGTGCTTGGAACTCAGCAGCAGCAGGTGCTAAATTTATGTTCAGAAGTATTAAAATGGGTTTACTATCAACAGGAATAGGAGCTTTTGTTGTAGCTATTGGTTCTTTAGTAACTTACTTTACTCAAACTAAAAGGGGAGCTGAAGCTTTTGAGGTGGCTATGTCGGCTCTAGGAGCGACATTTAATGTAATTGTAGATAGGGTAGCTAAATTTGGTGGTGGGTTGTTTAAATTGTTTACAGGCGAAGCTAAACAGGGGTTAAAAGATATGAGAGATAGCTTTAAAGATATAGGAACTGAAATTGTAGCTGATACTGTTTTAACTGCTGCGTTAATAAAAATGCAACAAACCCTTAGAGATAGTCAAAGAGATTTGAATGTAGAAACAGCACAACAAAGAGCTGAGATAGAGAGATTAAAGTTGATAGCTGAAGATGTAACAAAATCTACAAAAGAAAGACTAGAAGCGGCAAAAGAAGCGTTTGCAATAGAAAACAAATTATTATCCGCAAGAATAGCTAACGCCGAAGAGGATTTAAGATTGCAGCAGGAAAGTATGAGAATGACTGCTATAAATAATGAAAACACAGCAGAAGAATTAGATAGGGAAGCTGAGTTAAAAATTAACTTAGCAAATATTACAGGAGAAAGTTTAACTAAGCAAATAGAACTTAACAATAAGATAAATGCAATAACAGCCGAAGGAGCAGCAAAAGCAGCAGAAGCACTACAAGCTCAAAAAGATGCAGATGCAGCGAGGGAAGGTGTATTAACAGAAATGCCGAGATTAATACAAGAAGTTAATGATAGTTTAATACAAGCTGATAATACATTTATGAATACTGTTGAAGCAAACGCTGAAAAGAGAAAGAAATTAGAAGAAGGAGTGTTACAAGCAAAAAAGAATATGGCTTTAATGGGATTAAATCTATTAGCACAGTCAGGGGAAAAAGGTATGGTAATAGCAAAAGCTTTAGCAGTAAGACAAGCAGCAATAGCAGGTAGAGAAGCTGTGCAGAACACTTTTGTAACAGCAGCTAAAAACCCTATTACTACATTATTCCCACCTTATCCTTATATAATGGCAGCAGGAGCAGCAACTTTTTCAGCGTTACAAATAAAAGGAATATTAAGTGAAAGTCCTGTTGGTGCAGGAGGAGGTGGAGAAGGTGGAGCAGCAGGAGGTATGGCTTCAGTTGGTAGTGAAAGACCTGCACCTCAAATGATGTCAGGAGCTTTTGATTTAAGTGGGGGTATGCAACCTGATCCTGTAAAAGCGTTTGTAGTTACTGATGAAATGACTAACAGTCAAAATCAATTAGCTAACATTAGAAGAAGATCAACAATTTAAAAATCAAATAAATATTAATTAAATCTATTATATTATATGCCGTGTAAAGAGTGTAAAGAAGGAAAAGTAAAATGGGGAGAATCAGGAGAATGCGAATATGATTCTATTTCTGAATGTGAAAAAGAGAATGCTGCTAAAGATTATTACGAAAATCTTAAAACCACTTCTATTGTAGAATTAGTTATAGATGATGATAGTCAAGAGTTAGCTATTGATGCCATTAGCTTAGTGTCAGCACCTGCTATTGAGCAAGACTTTGTTTATTTTGGAAAAGAAAAGAACAATTTAACATTTGCTAAGATTGATGAAGAAAAGCGTATGCTAGTAAGTCCTGCACTTATACCTAACAAGCAAATCTTTAGATATGATCCTAATACTGATTCAGAATACTATGTTTACTTTAGTCCTGATACAGTTAGAAAAGCTAGTGAGTTATATTTAAAACATAACAACCATCATAAAGCTACCTACGAACACCAAGATAGAGTGTCAGGAGTATTAACAGTTGAAAGTTGGATAAAAGAGGGGGATATGGATAAGTCAAAGCTTTATGGCTACGACTTGCCTAATGGCACTTGGTTCGTTAAGATGAAGATAAACAACGAAGAACTATGGCAAAAGGTAAAAGCAGGAGAACTTAAAGGGCTATCTATTGAAGGATATTTTACTGACAAAATGGAAAAGATGTCAGAAAAAGCACCAACTGATGAAGAAATACTCAAAGCTCTTAACGAGATAATTCGTGAAAATCAAACAAAGTAACTAACTATTCTATTATATTAAAAAAGAACCTATGGACATTAAAGAACAAATCTTAGTAGCACTTGGCTTAAACAAAGCCGAAGATGAAATTAAATTAGCTTGGCAATCAAAAGGAGAAGATGGCACTATCTATGTATCTACTGCTGAAGAATTAGAATCAGGGGTGGACATATCAGTTCTGACAGAAGATGGTACGACAATTCCAATGCCGATCGGAACTTACAAAACTGAAGATGGTGTAAGCTTTAGAGTTGAAGAAGAAGGTGTAGTATCTGAAGTTATAGAATCTGAAACAGAAGAAGAAGTTGAAGCTAGAAAAGATGAAGATGAATACAGCGAAATGTCAGAAGCTGTTGATTTAAAGTTCCCTGAATCAGAAGCAGAAAAAGCTGATTGGGCAAAGTCTTATGAAGAAATGAAAGACAAAGTAGATAACTTGATGGATGCTATTGCT